CACTTTTGTGAAATGTTCTATAAGTTTAGAATGTAACATCTCTTCTAAGTTCAGTTGTAATGCCTGTTTTTTAGTAACATTGTACATCACATCTAAGAAACGTTGAATCACTTCGTGCATGGCAGAACCAAAAATAAGATGAATATTAGCATTACTAATACCCAACTTATCTATATAATTTAATTTGTATTGTTGTTGGCATGAACTATACATACCATATTGAGAATAACTTACTCTTGCCATACTTTTATGTTTTATTTACTATGTAAATATACGAAAAATATTTGATATATCCAAATATTTAAGAGGTTATTTTTACAGGAGGTATATCTTTAAAATTACCACCTTGCAATTCTTCAATTCCTTTTATATAATCATACCGCATTAACTCTGTTACCTCTGCATCATTTACTACCATATTTGAACTCATAAATTCTATGATTCCATTTAGTTCATTTTGAGTTTTTTCAGTATATTTTTCTTTATTTTTATTTATAAAAGTTGTAATTTTTTCTTTTTCCTCATCTGATATTTGGGATAGTGAAAATTCAAGTGGAGACCATGCATAATAAAAATCAATTTGTTCTGGTGAAGTTATGTGGTTTTTTTCTAACATATAATCTATAAAATCAAATATATGATAAACATTCATTATAGTGGTTGTATATTGAAACCCATACATTAAACCCACTCCACCTTTATATACAGCTTTTGGTTCTGCATATTTTTTTATAATTTGTAAATTATCTTCAAATCTTTTAGTGTTAAAACCAGTTCTCTGATATTCCCCCACCTTCCCAACACCATCACAAGATATAGATAAATAAACTCTACTAAATCCTTTCCATAAATCAACTAAACTTTGCTCATCATATTTTATTACTGATAAGTTAGTATTATAATGTATAGAAAGATTTCTTACTTTTTTTTGTTCTCCATTGATTAACATCTGATATGGTTTCATAGTATCATATAGATGTCTTAAAATTTTAAAATGTTCTGGCATTATTAACGGCTCTCCACCTGCAAAGTAAAAACTTTTAATTTTACTTAAATGAGGTATTAAATCTTCAACAATAGTTTCAGTAACTTTCATTACTCTTGATTTTTTTTCAATACCATCATTTGGCTTTAACTTTTTGAAATCATCATACCAATTAGATGAGAAATCATGATTGCACATTCTACATTTAAAATTACATAAATTTGAAAATCTAATATCAATATGTTGAAAATCAGAAGGAACTGAATAATCATCTTCAACTGTTGGTTGAATCCAAAGTGGGTTATTGTTAAAATCTATTCTTGGGGAATGTCCTGTACTATCTTCTCGTTTATAACAAACATCACATACCTTATTTCGTTTATCCTCTAACATATCCTTTCTTAACTCTTTCATTTGAGGTGAGTTAAAAGCAGATTCTATACTCATTTTTTTCAGATTAACAGATTCATCAAATCCTCCTGCAATACAACAGGGTTTTAATTCTCCGTCTGGTTGTGAATATAAATGTAGAAAGGGTAACTTACAATAGGTTGAGTTCATTATACCTTTAATTTTAATTTTGTGATTTGTTTTTTATCAACACCATATTTTTCACATAAATATTTAATATTTTCTCTACCTTCTCGTGTTGAATAAAGAATTTCACAATAATCAAAAGCCTGGTCGGAAGAACATTGGAAATCTTGTGTAATTAATTCCAATAAAAAACTTTCATATTTAGTTTCTCGTTTTCCTTTTGTATATTTTAAATAATATCTTCCTTTTGGAATTAATCCAATTAAAGCAAGATATAATTGTTTAGGTTCTAATGTTTGAGTATATGGTTGTATTTCTGAAAGAACCTCTATCCAATCTGAATTCATTGAAAGAAATCTATGAACCATATAATTTGAAAAGGTTTTTTTATCAGCATCTTCAAGAGTATCCCAATATTTAGGATTTTGTTCTGATGTAATTGCTTTTATATGGTCAAATAATGTTTTAGTTGCCATGATTTTTTAATTCTTTTGGTAATAATTCTTCGTTGATTTCACCACAATCCCCACATAAATATAATTCTACTGGAATTATTGCATCGTTTGGTTGACCTGTAGCTATTCTTGATAACTTTAAGAATTTAGTTCCTGGAATAAATACAGTTCCATCACATTCATCGTTTGTACAAACCATTTCTTTGGCTTGTGTTAAATCTATTTTTGGTTGTTGTGGTGGTTGATTACCACCATTCATTCCTACTATTTTTGCCATAATTTATTTATTTAATCGAACCACTGGTCACGATTTGTTTTTATTTTTGTTATACCTGTTTTTCTTAATACTTCTCGTTTCTTTTCTTTAGATACCTTTACTTTATCTTTAAAGTTTTTTTGTTTGTATTCTTGCAAACCATCAAGGTATTCTAAGAAGCCATCAAAATCTTCTTTACCAAGTTTTTCTTGTTCTTCTTCTGTAAGTGGTTTGTTAGGGTTGTATTTCATCTTTAATATTTATATAACAAATATACGAAAAATATTTGAATTATCCAAGTAAAATAGATAAAATTTTATTAACTATTTCTTTTTTATTTCCAAACTCACTTGCAATTATTTTACCCTTTTTAAAAGCAACTATCATTGGTATATTTGTTAAATCAATAAGTTCTTTACTTTTTGGTGAATTGTCTGGATTAACAAATACAAATGGGATTTGTCTATTTTGTTGTTGATTAGAAACTCTTTTAAACTCTGGTTTAAGAATATCACAATTCCCACACCAATCAGTACCAAACATAACCATTAACTTTGGTTGTGTTCTTACCAATACATCAAGTGAATCTGTTTCTAAGTTTATCATATTATTTTTCCCATATTTCAAAATCACCAGGAAAACTTCCTACTTGGTAACTTGAAATTTCTATATTATCTTCAGTTAGGATTTTTACATATCCATCGTAAGTTCCAACATAAACTTTATCTCCAATAGTTTCTACTGAATAAACATTCTGTGCTTCATAATTTCCTATCAAAGTACTTTCATTTATAGTTAAATCTGATTTTAATGAGGCAACACCACCTTGAAAACTTCTATAAGGATTTCCTTTAAAGGAATGAATCGAACCACCACAAACTGTTCCTGCACCATAATTTACTATACTTACAGAATCATCTAAATTTAAATCTATTAAACTTGTACCATGAAATGCATTCCAACTAGAATCATAAAAAGTTCTAGCAACATAAATTTTATCATCACTTACTAATAGAGATGTTGGTCCATTACCAACTTCATATGTAGAAGTTACATAATTGGTAGTTGGGTTTATTTTTACTACTGTTGATGCATCACTATAATCAGAGTTCATCATAATACCGACATATATATCTCCATTGTTTTCTACAATAGATTCTGGTAAACCATCTAAACTTATAGATGATTCAATAGTATATGTTGATAAGTTTAAAATCTTAACATCACTCGTATTCCAATTAGTAAAGTAAAGTTTATTTTCAAGTATAATCATTTCTCTTGGAGATGATTCGTTTGTTGATATTTCAGAATCTAATTCTAAGAAACCATCTTCAAAAATATTAAATACTTTTATTGTATGAGAGTTATTTACTATTACAAATAATTTATCATTGTGAACTAATAATGATTGTACTACGTCTCCTACGTTTTCGAGTGTGTTAACCACACCTTCATCATTTATTACTGATATTGAACCATTTCCTTCACCGAAGTTTCCTTCATTTGCAACAAATAAAAGTTTGATAGTGGGTTCATCTTGTATAACTTCCAATTCATTATCTTTTTCACAAGAAAACATAAGGATTCCAAGTAAAATTAATAAAATTTGAAATAAGTAAATTTTAATAAAGCTATATAGTGTTATAAGTTGTTTTTTCATTTTTTTTGTTTTTTAAAGTATTCCTACTATTTGGATAATACAACTCATAAAAGTTATTTCTTTATCCACTACCAATGCATCTTTGTGTTGTGATTCTGATAAAATAAGAATAATATTTGATGTATTTCCTCCGCCATACTCATCTACCTTTTCATATAAGAATGTATAAAGTTCTGTAAAATCTTGTGTACGAGAATCTGCAACTGCTTGTCTAATATTCTTCCATTTGTTTGGTTTTGAATCATTACCCTTAAGAATCTCAACTACCTTTGATTTTAAATCAGAATCGATTACAGAGGTTGTATCGAGTTTTAATTTTCCTTTGGATGAATTTAACTGACAGGTATTTATAATCTTTCTAATATCAGGATATGAAGAATCAATAATAGGTACAAGGTCTTTTGGTTGAAATACAACACTTTCTTTACCTAAAATCTGTGAGATTTGTATTGCAACATCTTTTTTAGTTGGTGGTACAATTTGAAACTCTTGTGTTCTACTTCTAATTGGTGAGATTACTTTCTCAACATAGTTACAAGTTAGAATGAATCTACAATGTCTTGAAAACGTTTCCATTAAGTTTCTTAAGATTGCCTGTGCATTTGGTGTCATATAATCAAACTCATCAAGTATGATTATTTTCATATCTTTGAAACCAACTGTTGAAGCAAAACCTTTTACTTTATTTCTAACAGTATCTACATTGTTCTCATCAGATGCATTTATGATTATGTAATCACAATCAATCGAGTTAACAATTAACTTAGCTAATGTTGTTTTACCTGTTCCAGCCTTACCGAAGAATAAGAGATGTGGGATTTCCCCACTTTCAAGATAATCCTTTACCTTATCCTTTAAATGTTCATTACCAACATATTCTGTTAGTTTGGAAGGTCTATACTTCTCTACCCATAGAGAGTTGTTTACCTTCTTGGTTGTATTATTATCTTCGAAAAAAGCCATTTATTAAAATGTAGAGTTTTTTACTTCTTTAGAAAATTCTGATAATTGTTCTAATTTAGTTATAATAGATTGTTTTTGATTTTCATCAAGTCCTCTTTTTTCATTTCGATTTAATTCACCGATAATATCTTGTAAGGATTGTGCTACTATTAGTAGTCCATCTTCTTTTGAATTAAGAAAGTTTTCAGATACTCTGAATTTTCTTGCAATTGTTTGTAAGTTTGCCATTTTAATTTATTTTTAATTTGTTATACAAATATACGAAATTTATTTGGACTTTCCTAATAATTTCATAATTTTCTTTACTGATTTACCATCAACCTTAATTGTATGATAAGGAACATTATTTTCTTCTAATACTTTTTTACACAATTTAT